TACCACATAACGTATAACGTATACTTCAATGTATAGTTCAACATATATACACATGTATACCGTATACCCTACCCCTATCCGTCCGACGGGACCCTCAGATCTATCTATTTCTTCGCCCCCGAAGCGAAGCGTAGGGTGGCGAATGCGGAGCGCTCTAGCGCAGCGAAGCGGAGCGGGCGCGTGGCGGCATCCGCCCCAGCGCGCGATCAGCGCGCTCCAGCTTGGCTGTAATAACCCAAACATCAATGATAATACACAACATATATTATAAAGCGTAGATGACGTAGAGTCATCACAAGTCTTCCATTAAACTATCCAAGTCAAACTCTGGTAACTCGATTGTGTCATCGCTCGTTTCCGACGACACACAATTCATCAGTGTATCGACTGGGATGCAGAAATCGGCAGCGCGGAACCTCGCTCTTTGGACTTCGACTGGGAACTTGATGACAGTGAAGCGTCTGAGAATGGGTTCGAGGTCTTCCTGGTTGAGAAAGCACTGTTCTGGCGTGTAGTTGCTCAAGACGATGATCTTCTTAGGGCGTAAGCCTTGAAGACATCCTCCCTTGATCTCACCAGGGAAGGGGTATCTATCGGCCCATTTCTTCAACGCTGATGCTGTTAGGTCGTTCTTTGGCGACCATTCTTCAATGGCGACGACTTCTTGGTGTCGGTAGCCATCCCACCACTTGTTGAGCGCTTTCGCGAAGTGCTTGGGGTATAGTTCCCATAGTAGCCGAGACTTCCCTGTACCGGAAGGGCCGACCCACCATTCATGTTGTAGGTCGCCCTCGAGCGGACGAGCTTCGGGTGCATACAGGGATTCCAGTCTTGGGCCATGTACGAGGAACATCTGTGGATCGGACTCTCTAATCGTGTCCATGTCTCCCTTTCTGGCGAGTTCAACGGCGCTGGCGTATCTGGCCGCGTTAGCTGCCCCTCCTTTGATTCTCGCTTCAGCTCGGTCCATTGGGATGTCTCCACATTCGAAGAAGTCTTGATCTTTCGTGCAGTAGTCACGGTTTTGCTGAGCCGACCCGTTAGCCACGTCCAGCCGCGCACGAGGAAGCAGCCGCGCGACTGCTTTTCGTTGGCGTGCATTGTGGAAGTACACATATCCTTGTAGGTGTGGAGTTCCGGTCTCGGGAGCCAATTCTCGTCCGTAGACGATGTAGCGAGCGAATCCCTTGACGATGTTTTGGATGTGCTGCTCATCTTGGTCGTTGTAGTTGTTCAACGTGAAACACCAGGCTCGAAACTTGTTTGTCGGGTTCATTGCAAAATGAAGAGTGGCTATAGCTCCTAGGTCTGGTGGGTTGGCACAGTAGGTGCCCCCCCACATTATTACCTAGGAGCTACTGTGCTGTGCCAAGTTGAAGTTTGGGAAGTATCTGAACTTATTTCTAGATTTTCTAGTTTGAGTTCAGAGCAAACTGTACTTGGCTGGCACTTTTTCTTTTTCTTCAAGTCGATCACGTGGAATTTTCTAAAAAATGCCGCGACGACGTTCTACTACTCGATCATCCGCACGTTCGTACAGACGTCGACCTTCGTATCGACGTCGTCCTGTACGACGTCGTGCCAGTGTGGCTCGAGTGTATCCACGGCGCCCTGCGCCTCTTGGATTGACGAGTCTCTCGAAACAGATCCGCAAGGTTCCGTTTCTAATGGCGCATATTGATCCGTTTCTCCCCGTTGTTCGGGGAGTGAAGGTCCCTGATACCAATACGATGGAATCAGATACCGTTATGTGTACCGATGAGTATTCGTTTACGATTACGACTGGTACCAATGTTAAGTGTGCAGCATTTAACCCTGCTCTTACTAGCACCGTTGTTGGTGCAACAGAAGGTGCTGGCGCTTGGACTTGGCCTGCAGCATTTGCAGGAGGAACAGATGTTGCTCAAGTTGCAAATATCGCAGCTGCCAGTACGGCTTATCGTACAGTCGCACATGGTATTCGAATTTCTTCGACTCTTGCGCCTACTACTGCAACTGGCTTTGTCCATATTGCAATTTATTCCCCAAGTACTTATGCCCAAGCAACATGGCCATTCCCAACCACATTGTCACAGATGCGTGATTTGCCATTCTACCGGAAGGTGACTTTGGCAAGTTTGACACAGTCTCCGTTGACGGTGGTGAATAAGTTCCTGGACCAAACTGCTTTCCGTTATACTGATCCATACGAAGCATCTGCTGGTTTTGGAAATAGTAGCCGTGGCTATTTTCAGGTCACTCACTCGTGGGCTACGATTTTCGTGGCCGTCGAGGGTGCTCCAAGTGCGTCTAACGCCCTTGGTATTGAGATGATTTTGCATGCTGAGACTATTTCGAAGGCTGGTGCTTCGAATAATAGTTCCCCAGCTGCTCCAGGGAACCCAGGTCTTATGGCCGCTGCTGGTCATATGGCCGCTAATACGAATGCTTCGCATTTCGAGAGTGAACAGGGTTCAATCTTTACTCAAGCTACCGATGCCATATCCGAAGGTTTGCAAGCAGGTGCGCAGAATGTGGCCGAATGGGGTGCAACAACGTTGAGACATGTAGCAGAACAGGCAGTGTACACTGGCGCCTCTGCATTGTTTAACGCTGTGGCCCCTAATGTCGGAACCCAGAATGTTAATGGCCAATATCGTCTGACAAATGGTTGACTAGGTATGTTATGTTAGAACCGATGGATATCGAACCCCCGTCTGACATCGTCACTCGTGCCCCTCCTCCTCCCAGGAATGTAGAGTTCGCGGTCTATCCCCCGGGTTACGCATCGTCTAATGCTCGTCGTGCTGTCAATGCTAATGCTGCTCGCCAGCGTCGCTCTGACATACATTACGAACGTAGAGGTGCTCGTATGACTCGTGGTGTTATTGTTCCATATGGCGAGACTCCAATGGAAGTCGAAGACATTGATGAGCAATACCATGATGAATTGTAGTGTCTAGGAAACGATTTTATATGTATAATATATAAAATACAGATGGCGAAGCCAGATGTATTTTAGTGTGAAGTTCAATTGACTATGATCTTATTCGCTCGTAAACGTTAACGTGCTTTAGCCAAGTGATAGTGTTAGAGCTCTTCTCCCTCATCGTCAGTCTCTGTCTCTTCACCACTAAGTGTTTCATCCGCCGTAAGGTCTACAAAGTTTACTCCATGTAGCATGTGATGCGCGAAGTCGGCCCGGAGTAGAATACGCTCGATCTCTGGGCAGAACGGGATAACCTCTGGAATCTCCCGTCGCATAGTGCCGAATATGTCGGCAACACGATCAGTGCATTGCCCGAACATGACTCCGGCCTCGTGCTTCATGTTGACTAAGTTAGCCCCGCGTTGGTTTGCTTGTGTGAGAAGGTTGTTGTTGGTCATCAGTTGATGTATCTGCTCTTGTTGATCCGCAAGGCGTTGTTGCATAAGTCGACCCTCTGCTTCAGCTGACTCGAGACGGCCCTTGTACCACATGACCATCTCGAAGAGGACAGTGTTGGATGACGCTGGACTTGGGGCACTCATGGTTACGCTTGTGGGTTACTTGGCAAATTGGAAAGTGAGAAGGTTACGTACCCTCGTAGTGGATACGTACACTTTCCATCCACTCCGTCCCCCCTTGCCCATGGTGGACGGTACACTGTTGGGTACAGTGGATCTAAGTATAGTATAGTGGACGCAAGTCAAATCGGTACTATATAGGAATTTGTATGTATACGTACGTGTACCACATAACGTATAACGTATACTTCAACGTATACTTCAACGTATAATCCTAACCCTAATGAGGCGCGTAGGCACCGAAGCGAAGCGTAGGTCGCCGGATGAGCGCCGGAGGAATTCCGACGCCTCGAATGGACTATCTAATAACTGGCCCCCGAAGCGAAGCGTAGGGTGGTCAGCGCTCCAGCGACACGCGAAGCGGTCGCGGGCCCAACATCTTAATCATAATACACAACATATATTAAAAAGCGTAGATGGCGTAGAGCCATCACAAGTCTTCCATCAAACTATCCAAGTCAAACTCTGGTAACTCGATTGTGTCATCGCTCGTTTCCGACGACACACAATTCATCAGTGTATCGACTGGGATGCAGAAGTCAGCTGCCCTGAATCTCGCTCTTTGACATTCCATGGGGAACTTGATAACAGTGAAACGTCTGAGAATGGGACCGAGGTCTTCCTGGTTGAGAAAACACTGTTCCGGAGTGTAGTTACTCAAGACGATGATCTTCTTTGGACGAAGTCCTTGAATACATCCTCCCTTGATCTCACCAGGGAAGGGGTATCTATCGGCCCATTTCTTCAACGATGATGCTGTCAGGTCGTTCTTGGGCGACCATTCTTCGATGGCGACAACTTCTTGGTGTTTGTAGCCGTCCCACCACTTGTTGAGCGCTTTGGCAAAGTGCTTTGGATATAGTTCCCATAGTAGCCGAGACTTCCCTGTACCGGAAGGGCCGACCCACCATTCATGTTGTAGTTCGCCCTCGAGCGGACGAGCTTCGGGTGCATACAGGGATTCCAGTCTTGGACCATGGACGAGGAACATCTGTGGATCGGACTCTTTAATTGTGTCCATGTCTCCCTTTCTGGCGAGTTCAATGGCGTTGGCGTATCTGGCTGCGTTAGCCATTCCTCCGCGTAGTCTTGCTTCAGCTCTCTCGATTGGCATGTCTCCAAATTCGAAGAAGTCACCGTCTTTGGTACAATAGGTGTAGTTTTGCTTGGCCGTCCCATTAGCTGGTTGAACCACCGCACGAGGAAACAAACGGGTGACCGCTTTGTGCTGTCGTTGGTTGTGGAAGTACACATATCCTTGGAGATGTGGCGTTCCAGTTGTGGGGGCGATTTCTCGCCCGAAGACGACATAACGAGCGAATCCAGTGATGATGTTCTTGATATGGTCTTCGTCAGCTTGAGTGTAGTTGTTCAACGTGAAACACCAGGCTCGAAACTTGGCAGTGAAGTCGTTGTGGCCAACCATGGCAAATTGAAGAGTGGCTATAGCTCCTAGGTCCGGTGGGTTGGCTCAGTAGATGCCACCCCACTATATTACCTAGGAGCTACTGAGCTGAGCCAAGTTGAAGTTTGGAAAGTATCTGAACTTATTTTAAGATAAGTCCAGAGCAAACTGTACTTGGCTTGCTCTTCTTCTTGACTCATTTCTCTTTTTTTCTTCAAGTCGAACACGTGGAATTTTCTAAAAAATGCCGCGACGACGTGCCTCTCCGCGATCATCCGTACGTTCGTACAAGCGACGACCTTCGTATCGTCGTCGTCCTGTACGACGTCGTGCCAGTGTGGCTCGAGTGTATCCACGGCGCCCTGCGCCTCTTGGATTGACGAGTCTCTCGAAACAGATCCGCAAGGTTCCGTTTCTAATGGCGCATATTG